GTTGGACTTTGAGAATACCAACAACCTCCTAGTAGCTCTCGCTAAGATTCGGAGGAGCCTAGCATCGGATAGTTACTTCCAAAAACATATCTTTGTATCTCTACAATCATATGCTGCCACTACAGCTACTAGCCAAGTTGTGTCACTACGCAACACCGTTCCTTGCACTATCTAACTTAGACCGTCGCCTAACTTATGTAACTAATATAACATCATTACAAACAATGTCAACCACTTTTTTAAAAAAAATTAAAAAAAAATTAAAAAATTATTCACAGTCTTGTGTTTCTAAAAGTCTGTGCATGTAATCTACTTGTTCATTACATACATTGTAACTTCGAAACCAAAACGCATTTCTTGTGCCGTCGGTGTTGTCCACATAGTGTACTCCTAAAATTAAGTTAATAAAAATTTACTACATTACTATTTAAACATAGTTGTGTCTAAAAGTCATACGTAAAATCATTAAAATCTAGTCAATAAAAAAGGGCTCCGAAGAGCCCTTTTTAGTTTTAAAGTAAAAACTTTAACTTAGCTGAAGCTTAGGTTACCTGTGTTAACAGCTACTTTTTCTAAGTAGTCTGCTGCATTACCTAGCGACGATGCTGTGTTGTTCAGTTCAACGTAACCATAACGTGTCATGAATGATACGGTTGGTTCGAATGTACCTGGATCCAATACAACACCTGAGCTCATTAGCGGGATGTATGGGCAATAGAATGCCGCTGCATCTGATTCGCTTGTGCCTTTGTAACCAATTAGTACATCATCATCTGCTGCATATGTGTTTACATATACTTTCATTGCATTGTTTAAAGTACCTACCATCTTAGTGTTGGTTGGTGCTTCAAATGTACCTTCAGTTGTTCTTGCAAACGCTGAAGTTGTAGCAGACTGTAGTACAGTTAGCATTGTTGGCGATACAACAGCCCAGTTACCAGCACCGCGACGTGTACGCTGTGCGATTCTGTTTGATGCTCTGTTGATCAATACTGCTAGTGCAGCATGTTCGTCACCTACGAAAGTAGCAGTACCTGATACACCAGCTTGATTGTATGAATCTGTTCCTGCACCTGCTAGTGCTGATAGAGATCCTAGAACCTCTTGGTCAATCTCAGCAGTAATCTCTTGTGCAAGAGCTGCCATGATTTCAGCTTCAACGTCAATCCCATGTTGCGATTGTGCGTCTTGTGCGGCTTCGAATGTCCAACGTGCTGATAGCTTACGTGTTTTAGCTTCAACAGTTTGTTTCATGATCTGAATTGACATTCTGTTTCCAGCAATACCTTCCATTGCAGCAGTTGCACTTGGTGCAGCGTCTGAACCTGGGGTACCTGAATATGCTTCCGCGATCTTGAATGGGCTTAGTGCCTCTTCGCCAGCAGTTGCACCATTGCTAGTGTCGCTATAACGAACACGTAGTGTATGGATTTGACCAACTGGTCCAGTCATTGGTTGTACGCCAACCAACTCGTTTGCAATAACAGTTGGCATTACACGTCTGATAACTGGTAGGATTACACGGTTAAGTGTAGCTACGTTACCAGCAGATGTTGCGCCTGCTGTTGCACTTTCTGACAAGTGCTTGCGTGTGTTTTCTAGTGTAGCAGCCATTACAGACTTCTTGTTGCCTTGCAGGCCTTCAAGAAGAGCAGTTTTGGTGTCCTGCCAGCGTGATTCTAGTAGTTCTGACATCATTATCTCCTTAATTTAATCCAGCAAGACGGCGTAAGTCTAATACGTTTGATTCGTCTGCTTTATTTTGTGTCATTGTTTCGTTACGGTTGCCTGTTACTTCTTTGCCTTCTGATAATACTGCCTTTTGCTTTGCTGGACCGTTACCGTTGCAAACCGCAGGTAGGTATTTGTCAAACGCCGAACGTAGCTTGGCTGTTTGTACTGATTCCAGTAAGTCTGTCATAATATCCTTTTGATCCTTACTTAACGGAGCAATTAGGTCATTAATTGTTTTTGTGCGAGTTGCTGTTTCCACTAAACGCTGTTTCTCAGTTTCCTTTGATTCAACTAGTTTAACGGCTTTTGCTTCTGCTGTTTTTGCTTCTGCTAATTGCTTGTCTTTAAGTTTAAGAACTTTCATTAGCTTGGCTGTCTCAGATTTTTCATTTAGATAGCTTGTAGAATATTCGTTAGCAAATGCTTCAAATAGTCTGCGACCAAAGTCGTTTCTACGTGCTTCTTCAATGTCTTCTTTAAGAGATTTAATCTCTGTTGAAAGACCTTTAGAAACAGTTTCTGCTACTTTAGCTGCACCTTTCTTAATAAAATCTTTCTGGACTTCTGCAAATTTTGTTTTTGCTTCACGAATAAGTGTTACCTTAGTCTCTGCAAGGTCCTTCTTGTCTTCGTGGAATTCTGCAATTTCTTTAGATAGTGCTTCTACAACAAATTCCTCAAGCGTAGCAAATTTCTTTGCAATTGCTTTTTGGTCTTCGTGTAGATCTGAAACTTCTTCGCTTAGTTGCTTAGTAACAAATTTACGTAGTAATTCAGCATTTTCACGCTGTGCTACTGCATACTTTGCTTTAGCTTCTGCTAGTTGTTTACGGTCTTCTGTAAACTCAGCAATTTCTTCAGCTAGACGCTCAGATACCAATGTGTCGATCGCTTCAACCATAGTTGACTTGTCGTGTTCGTATTTTTTAGCAAACTCTTCACGCAACTCAGCAGTTGCCTGCTGACGGTTTTCTTTGATCTTGGCATTCCAAGCCTCTTCAATTTCAGAACGCACTTCTTCTGAAACTACATCATTTTCAAAAAGTGTTTTTAGTGCATCCAACATGTTCAATTTCTCCTTGTTATTGGAGTCTACTGATTATATTAATCAGTGATTCTTTTAAATATTTTTGTGCCTTTGCGTCTTCTTTAGTCGCCTGTGCCAGTTCGTATGCCTTATACCCACCACGAGTATTCATTAAATGCTCGTAGATAGGCGTAGGATACGCCCCAGGAGCACTGGGTTGAGCAACGACATCAACAGTGATAATTTCAAAATCTGAAACTTCACCGCTGCCGTCCTCTTTTACATTACCACTACCCCTTGATGAAACACCTAGTTTAACACCTGATTGTATCATTGTTTGTACTAGTTGTCCCATCGGAGTAGGTAAGATTTTCATTTTGCCGTAACCGTTTGGGCCATCCATCCACATCTCTGTGATCATATGGCTTACACGATCTAAGTTAATGTTAAGTCCGTCTGGATGATCAACTTCGCCGAGAACACTATAACCTCCGCTTACTTGATCGTTGAGAGTTTTGACAGCCCTACCAATTTCATTTACAGGATATACACGTTGGTTTGCGTTACGCACTCCGCCCTGTATGCAGATACCTTTCATAAAAAGGTCTTTTCCGCCTGTAGCATTGTCGGTAGACTCAACGACCATTCCTGCTTGGTCAAATGTCAAATGCTCTCGTAAGAAATTATTCATCCTTAGTCCTTAATTACTGACCAATAACACTTTTGGTGCCATTAGTACCTGTCTCGCCGCTACCCTTTTTCTCAGCGCCGTGACCTTTTGGCTGAGCTTTCATTGCTTTGCTCGCCTTTCCACCTGGAACGTTAATGTTACCAGTGTTCATATCCTTAGGATTCTGATCGCTTAATGCAGAACCTTTAAGGTTACCTTTGTTAGCTTCTACGCCTGCTTCTGAACCCGCTTTTGCGATGTTAGCAGTTGTTCCGCCCATGTCGTTTTTACCAGCTACAATTGACTTGGCATTGTCGCCGTTGTCGCCCATATTAGCAGTTACTTTTTCGACATATTCTTTCATTGTTTCTTTGTCAGACTTTTTTTCGTCTTTATCATCTTCTTCGTCTGATTCAAAAGCCATTGCTTCTTCTTCGCCTTCGTCGTCGTCGCCTTCGTCGTCGCCGTCCATGTCCATATCCATGTCCATATCGTCGCCTTCTTCGTCGCCTTCGTCACCGGCCATCATTTTTTCAAATTCTGCTTGCAGATCTTGGAATGCTTGCTCTAGGTCTTCTACACGATCTTCAACATCGCCTTCACCTTCGCCGTCCATGTCCATGTCCATTTCTGGCTCGTCACCGTCTTCTGGTGCTATGTCGCCCATCATGTCGTCCATTGGATCTTCTTCTGCAACTTCAAACGAGTCTAGGTCAAAACCTTCGTCAACTTCGTCTTCGTCGTCTTCTTCTTTTGCTTCATCTACTGCTTCGTCTTCGTCTTCGTCGTCCTCAGCTTCTGATTCTAGTAAACCTTCGTAGATGTCACGTGATTTTTCTACTACAATCTCGTGAAATAATTCTTGTGCTGCTTCTTTTTCCTCGTTAACGAGAAGTTCGAGCATTTTTTCAAATTTTGATACGTCTGCCATTTTAATCTCCTAATAAATGTATTACCTATGGTAAGGCTGTCAGTTGTATTTAACACATTGGGAGAAATATACCTAGAAATAGGCGTTTTTTAGGCCATTTTAGAAAGATGTGGCGAAAGATTGAATATTCTAGCTAGATCTTCAATAAAAATTGTTTTAAAGTTTCTAAAATTATTTAGTTGCTTTGGCTCAAAATTATCTGATGCTATAACTCTAATATACTTAATATGCTGATTTTCTTTAATAACTTGTTCAGTTTGTCTTAACCAATTGCCGTAAAAGGTTGCAGTTTCGTTAGACTTTTTATAATTTTTTGTATCTGCATACAAGTTATTAAGCATCTTTCCATTCTTTAGTCCTTGATAATCAAATCCTAATATGTATATTTCTCTGTGTTCGTGTTGGCTTGCTAACCATAATGCTGTAGGACCACTGCTCCAACCTTTTGATTTTTCAAAGTAATTAAAGTTTTTATAGTCTTTATATGTGCGATTATAGTTTGTCCAAACTGTATGTTTGTTTTGATATCCTTCTGTATTAATTTCGTTAACCATCTTAACATCAACTGCTATAAGATAGTCAGGATCAAACTCTCTATACAAGGCATTACACCCGTATACAGTTCCGTTTTGTTTTAATTCTTGGGGGTTTATATCTTTACGGCTTGTACCGTTACCTAGTACAAATGCTGTCATTAAATAGCACCGGCTTCAGCCTGAGCAGCAAGTCCGTACATCTGACGTACAAAATTCAGCTCTTCGTCCTTTTCAGCTACATGCTGTTCGGCGGCTTTGCGGGTGCGATTAATTTGTTTTAGTGTTAAACGTGTGCGTCTTGTGTCGTCAACATCAATAATAGATGTATCAGAAGATGGATCGTAACGATTATCTTCTTCAGGCTCAAGCGTATCTCTATTAAAATAAAACAATTCTCTAAGTATCATAATAGTATTTATCTTTATATTTGTATATCGCCGCCAGCCGGTGCGCCTCCTGCGCCTCCGCCTATATCGCCGCCTGTTGCTGTTTCTGGTGCAGTTGCATCTCCGCCAGCTTCTCCACCTTCTAGTGGTAATTCGTCTTCTAGTCCGCCAAGGTCTGCGCCAATGCCTGCTGAACTAACACCTGCGCCTCGCATTTCTGCTGCGGCATCTGCTGGACTTGGATTAATGTTTTCGTCATTTTCTTCACGCCATAGTCTTTCGTTCTCAGCAACTTCTTCGTCGCTTAGACCTAAGAAGCGTGTAAGTGCAAAGCGATTTGAAACATAAGGTATAGCACTCATTTGTGTAAAGGTCGGAACACGAGCATTATCTAGTTCTGATTGTCTATATGCTGCAAAGTTTTGAGGTGCTTCAAAGTTTAATTCAAACATCGATGTATCAATGTTTACACCCTTCTCTAACAAGTAGCGTTTAAACTCTGTGTCTAAATCTTCTACCATTAGTCCTTGCAAGCGTTCACAGTAAGTGTTGAATCTTAGTTCCTGTATGTATGCAGTACCAACTCGTCCGTCATTATAGGATGTTGCTCCATCATCAGCCCCCGTAGGAAGATAGCTGGAAGGTATTCGTAAGCCGCGTACGAGCTTATTAGTAAAATATCTAAGATCATCAATTTCTCCAAGGTTAGTACCTCCTGGTAAAGTTTCAACTTTACTGCCACGGCCTTCAGCAGTTTGTGGGAAGAAGTAGTCTTCGTTGATTGACAGAGGATTGTAACTAGAGTCTATGACATTCTGACCGCCTCCTGTCGCGGATGGGATACGTCTTTGATGTATTTCCGTTTTAACACGTTCCACAAATTGCATAGCAAGGTGTGATGGCATGTTGCCCACATCAACGTAGAATACTCTTCTTTCTGGAGCTCTTTGTACACGATAGATAATAATCGCATCTTCAAGCAATTCTTTTTGTTTGTATACTTTAAAAATTGTTTCTAGTAAACTGTTACCAAATGGATAATTTTGATCTAATCCTTCGCTCAATGACAAGTGAACAATATGTTCTGCATCAACTGCAATTTCGCCTTCTTGTAGATTAAATCTGCTTCCGCCTTGTTGTGACGGTGCGTTGCCTACCATTCCTTTAACGCCACCGGTAATGTAACCAGAGTCGCCGCCGCCTAAAATATCGCCTGTTGTTGTATGTGGCTTAGTTGCCACTAAATCTCTAAAGTTAAAAGCAATGTCTTTGATAATGTATTGCTCTGGAGTTTTTCCTTCTGATTCATTAACAATAATTCTTGTAACTTTTGAAGGATCAACATGAAACAACTTTTTTGTTTCTGGATCTCTAATAAAAATTTGATCTCCATACTTAAATGTGTTTCGTAAAATACGGAACATGCGTGTGTCAAACTTGTTAAGTTTACACCACTGTTTTAAATATTGTGAGAGGATTTTTATTTCTGAATTTGTAGCACTCTTTGTAAAATCAAATTTAAAGTTAGTACCATTTTGTTCATTTTTCTGTGTACAGAATTCTGCGAGAATATCTAATGCAGCGTTAACTTCGCTGTCCATATCCATAACATTGTAATGTCCGTATCGTTCTACACGATTGGGAGAACCTACATATACATCGGGCAAATATGAGCTATAG